CAACAACAACAAACAATGAGTTTTGCGATTAAAATGCGTTATGTGTACATCCCCGTAGGATTGTACGCAGTGGGCCTTGCAACTCCATGGCAGTATGTCATGTCGAAGGTGCTAAACCAATTCGGAGAAGAGAGCTTTATTGATAGCTCGATGCTCCGTTCCCTGTTCGCGGATACCAATGTGGTGGCTTTACCAAAAGTCCCTGGGCATCCGCATGGTGCTTCGGCTGCTAGCCGGAGCACGGGGTCGTTCTTCATTGAGAGGTTCGGCAGGGAAATAGGTAAAGACATATGTTTTTACCAGTGCAGCAAATCTGACTTGCGCAATGGAAGAAGTGGATCACGCTCATGGTTCTGGGCAAAAGACACCCAAGTTCAACCATTACTATTTCGTCCGAGTGGTGCGATTGGCATTGTCGATGTGGATCAGTACGTTGACATGCCAAGTTTCATGACTGAGCATTTTATGCCGATTATTCTGTACACCTTTCAACCAGGGTCTGTGTCTGCAGACCGTGGTGAATACACTTATACTTTTAATGAGTGTAATGAGGTGGTGTACCGAGTTGGTGGCGGTGCTGAGTACCAGCACAAAGTGTGGAATTATGATACTGATGTCATTACAACGACGAAATTGTGGGCCGGTAGTAACTGGCTCACTTGGCGTAATTGGATCCCATTTGTCACAACCGCATGGTTGGTTGACAAGAAGCAGGTTGACCAAGACCATCAGCTAATTGGGTTATTCCCAATTAAAAGGTGGTTTGGTCCTTTGGCTTTGCTAGCCCGTCTCCTGAAAGGGAGACCACTCCGTCGTTTGGCTTTGGTCACCGGAGATTTCCTTAGGCTCACCACACACGGTGTTGATGGTGCAGCTGTGTCGACCGGACGTGTAAACTCGCTTTTGGCGGGTACGCTGTCTGCGCGACAGGACGCAGCAATTGCTAGTCTTGCGCGGACGACGAAAAGTGGATTAACTTTAATGCACGTCAAGAAACTCCTGCCGGATGATGAACTCGGTGCAGCCATAGTGTATGAATATCATGCTCAGAAATTGCCTGAGAAAACCGTGATGACATACTCTGGTGTGCCTACATCATTCGTGCGAGGGTTTCAATACAAACCCAATGATTACAACCCCGACGCCAAGCAATCACTTGTATCATTTATGTCACCCTTATTAGATGGTGGATTTTGCCCAGACATTACATTGGGCAATGCGAAACAAGCGATTGAAGGAAGAATTACCAAGGTGAAAACTACAACGGAAGTAACTAAATTTCTGTTACGGACCATTGATGAATTCATTGATATGTTAGCTAAGGATGCCGGTGTCCGGCGTCATGAACTAATTCCAGTTGAACCTGAAGTTGTGTACGAGAGACAATCTCGTCCAACCCAACGTAGAATTCTACAAATTGCTGAATTTGTGGATGGTAAACCACGTGGGTCCAACTTCATGAAAAGAGAAGCTTATGGGAAGATTACTGACCCGAGGATCATTACAGCGATTGAAGGAAATAGCAAATATCGTTATTCGACTTATATTTACTCTTTCGTTGATGAGGTGCTAAAAGGTCAGTCGTGGTACGCTTTCGGCAAAACCCCTCAGAGGGTTGCTGAGCGTGTATCATTCCTGTGCCAGCGTGCTAATGCCGTAGTGAATACTGACTTTTCTAGGTTTGATGGAACCATAAGTGAAGTGCCTCGAGCTCTTGAACGAGCAATAATGATGTACTTCTTCAATGATAAATACCACAATGATCTATTGGGCTTAATGCGAGACCAATGTAACATGAAGTGTTACTTGAGCGCTGAGGGTGAGACTGTCACATATGATTCAGGACTTGCCAGATGTTCTGGTTCTCCAGAAACCTCTGCGTTCAATACGTTAATCAACGCCTTTTGTGCCTACCTGGGCTGGAGAATGACTCCAGACGCCACTGGTGGGTATGTTGATAAGTATGCGGCTTATGCTGCCCTTGGAGTTTATGGAGGTGATGATGGACTTACTGGTGATTTGCCAGTCACTAGTTACCGGAAAGCCGCCAACAAACTAGGCCTTACCTTGGATTTAGAGCCTGTCCAGCGTGGACACTATGGAGTAAAATTTTTGAACCGTATGTATGGACCCGACGTATGGTTTGGGGATTTGACCTCAATGTGTGACATTAAAAGAGCTATTGGAAAATTTCATCTTTGCGTGTCCTTGCCAAGTAACATATCGAATGTTACGAAGCTTGCGGAGAAAGCTTATGCTTATTATTTAAGCGATAGACATACTCCGATTATCGGACCTTTTGTCACTGCCATAGTTAAGAACCTGCCAAGCAATTACGTTTTCCGTAATTTGCATGGAACCTGGACTGCTCAATTTGAGGATAATTCCCAGTACCCAAATTGTATGATACTGGATGGTGGAGTTGAAGTTAGACCTGACTGGATGGTAGAGCATGTCGATATTGATTTTAGACATGATTTACTCATGGAATGGATTAATGAAGCCCCACAAGACCTTAATTACTTTCTGTCCCCTCCTAGTAACTTAGCCGAACGTCCAACACCTGTAGTGAAGGACGAGGTGGTCCTAGAAGGAGATTTGGTGGAGCCGCCTGTAACACAACAACGAAAACCCGAACGACGACAACGTCAGCGAAGGAAACGTGTTAACAGAAAGCCGAGAGGGAAAAGGGTAGAGTCTTAATTGTGAGGACCTTCCCG